TAGATAATACAAGTTTTGGTACAAGTAGAAATACAAATACTACTCAAGCAACAAATACAAGTAGAAGTACAGCGTTTACTAATAGTACTTCATTTACAAATAATACTTCTCAAGCAACAAATACAAGTAGAAGTACCTCGCAAGCAACAAATACAAGTAGAAGTACAAATACTTCTCAATCAACAAGTTATAACACAGTAAGATTATCCAATACATCGAGAAATACAAATACTTCTCAATCAACAAGCTATAATACTGTAAGACTTTCTAATACATCAAGAAATACAAATACTTCTCAATCAACAAGTTATAACACAGTTAGAATATCCAATACTGCTAGAAGTACTAATACGGTTCAAAGTACTAATACTACACAAGGTACAAATACAAGTCAATCAACAAGTTATAACACAGTAAGATTATCAAACACTGCTAGAAATACTAATACAACGCAAGGTACTAACACTACACAAGGTACTAACACTTCTCAATCAACAAGTTATAACACAGTAAGATTATCAAACACGGCTAGAAGTACCAATACTACACAAGGTACTAACACTACACAAGGTACAAATACTTCTCAATCAACAAGTTATAACACAGTAAGATTATCAAACACTGCTAGAAGTACTAATACTAGTCAGTCTACAACGAGAACGACTACATTTACAACAAGTACAGCATACGAAGATAATACTTCAGTATCAACAAACACTGCTAGAAGTACAAATACGGTTCAGGCTACTACTAGAAACACTACGTTTACAACAAGTACTGCTTATGTAGATAATACTTCACAGTCTACAAGTTACGAGACAGCATATATCACAAGTAGAATCAGTTCAAGATCAACAGGTACAAGTAGAAGCACTACAACAACGTTTGCCACTACTCAAGGTACAATTACTTCAAGATCAACAGCTTCAAGCCGAGACACAACAACAGTATTTAATACAGCACAAGCCACTCTTACTACAAGAAGCACAGCATCAAGTAGAGATACTTCAACAGTATTTAATACAAATACTACTACAGGTACACAAAGAAGCACAGCGTCTAGTAGAGACACTTCAACAGTATTTAATACAACTAAGACCACAGGTACTCAAAGAAGTACAGCATCTAGCAGAGATACTACAACAACATTTAATACTTCAAGAGCAAGTTTAACAAGTAGAGGTACTATTACCTCTAAAGATACTACTACTACGTTTGCCACTACTCAAGGTACAATTACAACTAGAAGCACAGCGTCTAGTAGAACTACTACATCAGTATTCAATACAACTCAATCTACTATTACTAGCAGAGGCACTGCATCAAGTAGAACTACTGTATCAGTATTTAATACAAATACTACTACAGGTACACAGAGAACTACAGCGTCAAGTAGGGATACTTCTACAGTCTTTAATACAAACACAAGTACTGCATCAAGTAGAAGTACTGGTACACAGAGAACTACTACGTCCACTTTCTTAACAGACAGAGGAACGGGATCAAGTAGATCAACTCTTACAGATAGAGGAACAACAACTACGTTTGCGACTACACAAGGCACGGTCACAACTAGAACAACTGGAACGAGTAAAAGTACTACAACTACTTTCAATACTCAAAATGTCACAGGTTCAAGTAGGTCAACAGCGTCTTCTAGAAGTACAGAAACTTCAAGAACGACAGCGTTTAATACAACTACAGGATTTGAAACTAGTAGAACAACAACATTTGCTACAGGCAGAACTACTACGACTACTTTCAATACCACAAAAACTACAGACACAACGATCGCAACAGATCATTTAACCACAACAGTATTTAATACATCTACTGTTGTATACGAAAGAACAACAGCCTCACAGGTGGGAACTTTATTCGACACAGAAGTTTCCAGTTTAGACGACTACGGATTCTCATTCTGGGATGGCTCAAAATGGAGTGAAAGCAACTAAGAATGAAAAACGAAGGCGGCGGATTTGAAAAAGAAACAAAGATAACACCAGAGTATGTTAACAATAAGATGGAAAGCATGATGCATGCTTTGTATGATTCAATTGAAGAATCAGAAAAGAGAATGAGAAATTTAGAGAAACAAATATTTGACCTAAAGAATGGCAGTTAAAAGAAAGGGAAAACGTTTGGAGGCCATGACGATTAAGGAATCTTTGGGAGATATTCCTACTCATTTTATGAAGTCAGGGTCTTCGTATAGACCTATAAAAGATTTAAATACTTTAGAATCTTTTAAAGAAAGAATTATACCTAAATCATACAGAGGAGCAAATTTTCAGTATGATATATGGTTTAATACTAATGCTATTAACACAGTTCATAAATGGTTATATACAGACTTTTTAGGAAACGGAATATACATAAGAGTACCTAGTGTTAAAATAAATGATAGACTATTAGAAAAGATAGTAAGCAACCCAGAAGTAGAAATAGACTATGAAAGATGTAACAAAATTGTAAATAACTTTCATAATAAATATACTTTAGGTGTAAATGAAAAGTATTATGACAAAGTAATATTTTTACCAGGTACAAACTTAATTACAAAAGGTAAGTGCATACATTGGGGTAGAGTACGCTCTGCTATTGATAAAGGCTTTGTAATCAAACCACATCCAATTACTCAAAAAGTGTGGATAGCAAAGATGAAAAAAGATTATGGGGAAGAAAATGTACTGGATAAAAAAGTAGGAGGTTTTGAACTTCTTGCAAACTGCAAAGAGTGTGCAACAATGCCAAACAGCGAGATGGGATTAATGGCACTCATGCTAGATAAACAATTAAGTATGGTATCACATACAAAAGAAGATAGAGAGAAATCTCTTTTAACTTATGAAAGTATTTACCATGCAATAGCTAACACAAATGCTAAAGAATCTTTGATGAAGATATTCTCAGCAAAAAACTCAGGTATAATCTTTAGTTTTGATAAAGATGTAGAAATACGAAAAGAGCTGTTCCTGAATAACTTTTGGGACATGAAGGTAATAAACGGATGATAGAACTAGTAACAACATATAAGAAAGATTGGACATTTTTCACTTTAGCCTCTTTACTGAATAAGTCAGGGTATCGTCTGCACTTATTTATACACAAAGAAGACTGGGTTGATAAAGAAGTATCTTGGATGATTAATAACTTTGAAAACATAAAAATTTATGAGTCTTGGTGGAGATCTGACCATATATCAAGAATGACTTTTCATTTAAAAGACCACTGGAAAGATAAAGGTGGACTCGCAAAAAGAATGGTAGTATGGTATGGTAATAGAATATTTAATAGACCAATTGATGAAGGCGATATACCACCAGCAAGTTTCTTCAAGTCTTCACTTTCATTTTTGAGTAGAGACCTAGTATTTGATAAAAGTCATTTGGCAAACTATTATGGCATACTCAACATAGCAACTCAATCACATCAACGTATACCTCTAATAGATAAATCAATAGTAGTACTTAATTATGATAGATTGTGTGAATTTCATGACAAAGACTTATTTTTTATGAATCAAAGAATGCCAGTAAGTAATGGCAATAGACCAGCAGTAGATACTAAACTAATAGCGTGTAAAGATCATGCTTTCTTTGAAGCACTTACATTCTACAATCATTCATGGTCGCCATTGTATGTAAATGGAAAGGTCGATACATTAGTAGAGCTAGATGCTGTTGGAGCAAAAGAATTACTAGATTATAATGTGATGTTAAGAAAATCCTGGAGTATAGATGTAGAACACAGATTTTTAGCAAAAGATTATTTACTTCTACAGACAGGTCTTCAACTAGCTGTACCATGGGACTGCTATACTAGATTAATTGATAGTATTCCTTTGAACTTCAGAAATGCAAGATTGAACGAAGTTTTACTAACCAAAACAACAAAGCAAAAAGCTACAACAGGAAAATTAGTAGAAAGGGGATTTTATTTAGGAAAGGTCTAAGTAACCTTCTTTCAAATCGGTCAAAATTTTCCAATCAATTATTCCTCTATTATGTAAATCAAGAACAATCTCCTTTTCCTTTGGGGAATGGGGGTTGCTATTGACTGTGCTTACAGGAATATGCCAACTGTACGGATTGTTCGCACCTGCGACAATTGGAAGTGCCTTAGAAAAGAAATCAAATCCTACCAATGTAAGAGTAGAAAAATTTGTTTTTTGTAAAAAATATTGAATTGCAATGAAACCTGCAGAAGGCCTTGCGCCTATGATTGCGTGGTTCTCCGCTCCAACTAAATTGAATATTGACACAAGCTCTTTGTCCGAAAACATATCGACATATTTAAAACGTATGTCGTGTCTCTCATCCGCATCGTCTCCCAAATGCATACGAGAACGATTGAACAGTACTGCACAATCTTTTGGGAACTTATTTCTCTTTTTATATCTTAAAAATCCAGTAATCCAAATATCTGTACGCTTACCAATACTATCAAAATTAGTATAGTCAGGTACTCCATTACCAAATCTTACGACTGTATCGAAGTTATCTATATAATCAGCAAGTTGATGTTGTAGTATTTCGACAGAGTTTCCAACAAGTACTATTGATTTGTTTTCTGTAAGGTCGCGTAAAGTTTGTTCCATTCTTGAGAGTATTCCTCATTGTCGTTTATACCATGCCACGGCCCACCGTCTGTAAAGTGAACTGCTTTCGGATTTTTGAAGTGATAGTAATTTACCATAGCATTAAACTCTGCTGGTAAACTACCGATTGAATTTGCCCATTTCATTTCATGTAACGCACCCGCTGGGGCTTGGTTTACATAGGTAGGAGTTAGGGTTTTGCACCTTGAATTGTCAAACCACATTAAGGATGACCAATTTTTCTTTGGATAAGAACTATTTACTTTCTCATTCATCTTACTAGAAGGTACTAGAAAGTCGGGATGTTGTACACAATATACATCATGCGTTTCATTAGCATGATACACTATTTCTTGTGGGTCACATTTCCACATAAAATCAGCATCACAGAACAATGCGTGTCCATGATAATCAGATAAATATGGTACTAAAAATCTTGTAAAAGCAAATTCTGTACTTTCATTTTGAAAAGGTCGATTATATACTTCTAACTTATCTTTTATCAGTGGTTTAATAGTGTGGCTTCCACTATACTTTCGTATGGAAGCCTCACATACGGCATATGCCTCAGGCTGACTAGAGTCGTACCCGATGTATATAACCATTATTCGTCTTTTAGACTATTGCCCAAATCATTTACATATGCTTGTCTTGCTGTTTGAATTGCTGCTTTCTCATTATCGAGGTCAGCTAATTTAGCATCACAGAATCCTATTGCATGATGTAAAGCTCTTTGGTCTTTATTGAAGTTATCGGAATCATGTTCGATTCCATCTATTGTAATTGTTGCCATTAAAATATATCCTGCCAATTGCCCTGTGTACTACTCTTAGCATACTCTGTAGCACGGTTTTCAAAAAAGTTGGTATGCTCAACTGCGTTTACTTGTGTATCAATCCATGGTAAAGGGTTAACTGTACTATGAAATATAGCTTTCATACCTAGACCTAATAATCTTCTATCAGCAATATATCTAATATATTCTTTGACTTCTTTTGCTGTTAAGTCGGGTATTTCTGCTTTGTCAAAACAAATATCAATAAACTTGTCCTCTAGTTCTACTACTCTTTCAGCAGCACAATAGATTTCATACTTTAGTTTATCTGTCCATATTTCAGGATTCTCTGATATAAATGTTCTGAAAAGTTTTGATACATTCTCTACATGAAGTGTTTCATCACGAATACTCCAAGTTACTATTTGTCCCATTCCTTTCATAAGATTATGTCTAGGATAGTTTAGTAGTATAGCGAATGATGAGAATAGCTGTACTCCTTCTGTGAACCCACTATATACTGCCATAGTCTTGGCTATATCATGTGGAGTGTCCATGTTAAAGTCAGATAAATACTCATGTTTTTCTACCATCTGTTGTATATCCATAAACTCTTTATAGATATCCTCGGACTTGCCAAGTGTTTCTAATAAAGATGAATACGCATCTTGGTGCACTGCTTCCATAGCTGCAAATGATACTAACATCATTCTTACTTCTGGTGCTTTGAAAGTAGGAAGATAATGCTTAGCATATCCACAGCAAACATCTACGTCTGCTTGTGTAAAAAATCTAAATATATTATCTACTAACTGTCTATTATCTTCTGTAAGATTTTTATTATAATCTTTAATATCATCAGCCATAGTTACTTCTTCAGGCATCCAATGCATTTGTTGTTGTTTTTTGTAGGCTTCAAATGCCCACCCGTAATCAAACGGTTTGTAATACTCTCTTTCTTCTAATAAGTTTGCCATTTTATCCCTCGCAACTTAGACAATCTGATTGCTCAAAGATTATCTCTCTCTTAGCTTGATTAGATACATTATCAGCTCTACTGATAGCTTCACTTCTCAAGTAATATAATGTTTTTAAATTTTTAGCCCATGCTAACATATGTACGTTATGTAAGTCTGCTTTGTTTACATCAGGTGGAAAGAATAGATTTACACTTTGAGACTGACAGATAAATTCCTGTCTGACTGAAGCATGTTCTATTACCCACGCTTGATTTATTTCTACAGCTGTTTTAAATACATCTTTCGCCCAATCATCTAGAAAATCAAGATGTTGTACACTTCCTTTGTTTGCAACAATAGTAGACCAAGTTTCTTCATACAGTTCAGGACTAACTTTTTCTTTGATGAGTGCATTTAAGAATTTATTTTTTACTAAGTTACTTCCTGTTTTAGTTTTCTGCGTGTAAGCATTAGCTCTGAAAGGTTCAATACTTGGACTTGTGTTGCCACATAATATACTAGAACTTGCATTTGGTGCTATTGCGAGAAGATGAGCATTTCTTACAGAAGCTGTATCGTCATCAGGACATGCACCTTTTTCTATTGCAAGTTGTCTAGTAGTTTGGTCTGCTTTGTTTTTGATGTATGAGAACATCTCCATATTTGTACCACCTGCTAGACCGCTTTCAAATGGTATATTGTTTTTCTGTAAGTACGCATGGAATCCCATTGCACCTAATCCTACGCTTCTCTCCCTTTGCGCACTGAACTTTGCTCTTTCGAGTTGGCTTGGTGCGTTGTCGATAAAGTATGTTAGTACATTATCTAGCATACGGATTAAGTCAGGGATAAATGATCCATGGTTTTTCCACTCATCATAGTACTCTAAATTTACACTAGAAAGACAACATACTGCTGTTCTTTCTTCATCTGTCGCAAGAGTAATTTCACTGCATAGATTACTATGATGTACTTTTAATCCTTTTCTTTTTTGAAAATCTGGTAAATCATTATTAACAGCATCTTCAAACATTAGGTAAGGCTCACCTGTTTCCATTCTATTTTGTAAGATTTTAACCCATAATGCTCTAGCACTAACTGTTTTTATTACTTGGTTAGTGTGAGGATCAATAAGATCCCAGCTATCATCGAAGTCACTATGCTTGGAAGCAGAGTGAATGAGTTCCATAAAACTATCTGGAACCACCACAGCATGATGAAGATTAAGGCACTTACGATTGGTGTCCCCACCAGTAGGTTTCCTAACATCTAAGAACTCCTCTATCTCGGGGTGTGACATATGTAGATATCCTGCGTAACTACCCCGTCTAGTTACTCCTTGGCTAAATGCCAACATCTCTGCATCTACTACTTTTACGAAAGGAATAACGCCAGTACTTTCTGAGCCTTTTGATGTCTTTGTTCCAGAGGAACGAACATCACTCCAAGTACCACCGATACCTCCTCCAAAAGATGATAAGAAAGCATTTTCCGTAAAATGTTCGGTTATACCTTCTCTGCTATCATCTACATAATTTAAGAAACAACTTATGGGTAATCCTCTACGAGTACCTCCATTTGATAATACAGGCGTAGCAAACATAAACCACAGATTACTTACATAGTCGTATAATCTTTGGGCATGAGCTTCATCATCCGCAAAACATTCTGCTGCACGAGCAAAAGCTTCTTGAGGTGATGTTTCACCTGGTATCATATATCTATCTTTTAAAGTTGCATGTGCGAACTCATCCAAGAGAGAATCTTTACTATAATCTATCTTCACTGACATAATTTTCTACCAATCCTATAATTTCTTGTCCATGTCCTAGCACTGCTGCATCGACATCGTATGTTAAATCCATGAGTTTTACACCAGCTTCTAGTCCTTCGCTTCCGAACTCATTTAAGTTCTGAATATACTTGTACTTACCTTCTAGTGGCAAACTCGCCATAATATCAAAGACGTCTCCGTACTGCTCAATCAATTGAGTTGCACGTTTCGGTCCTACCCCGTCTACACCAGGAACGTTATCTCCCTTATCTCCTGTCAACGCCTTGTAAGTCAAGTAGTAGTAAGGGTCAAAGTCATAATGCTCATCCCAGTTTAGTAGTGTTGTTTCTTTTCTTGTTACAGTCGAAAAGCGACTGATCTTTTCATCGACTAGTAAATCCCAGTCTTTGTCTGATGATATCATCCATATCTCATCTACCCCTATGTTTTCTCGGTTTTGGCATATAAGTGCGGCTATATCATCAGCCTCTACTCCAGAATACTTTAGTGTAAGATAACCCTTACGTTTTAAAGTAGACATAGTAGTAGAAAACTCCGCTAAGAACATTTCAAATTCTTTTGCTTCTTCGGGAGTTTGTTCTGCATATCGTTCCTTACGATTTGCTTTGTACTCTGGGTCAATAGACTTACGGTAATTACTACCGCCATCGCCTAAGATGACTATCTCCCCACAGTTATAGGACTTTGCCAAAGACTGTACAGTTCTTACATATTCATGCTCGAAGTCTGTAGTGCCTTGGTGTTTCCATCGAAAAGCTAGATTGAGTCCATCAACAATCAATAAGTTCCCATTCGGGATCGGCTTTCCATGGCTCGTAAATTGTATCGCCATTTGTAAATTTTACCTCTTGTGTTTCTAAAAATTTATCAGCAAGAGTGACATAGCACCCTAGCCAGTTTATGTACATATGTTTTTTGTAAAGTGGCTTTCTTGTCGTTGCCACATACCACTGCGAGTGGTTTTCTTTGAAAATAAGCAATGGCTCTTGGTTCATCTGTTCAGATTGTTTACAAAGTTTAGACCACCAATTCACAAATACATTACTCTTTTGAGTGAATATTTTATGATTGAATCCCATATCTTTGTAATGTTTAATCTCTATACAGAACAGGTTCTTTTTGTGCGGTACACATAAGTCCCCTTTTATCTTACCAGAGCCACTACCAGGAGTCTGTACGAACTCTAATCCAGTAATTCTTTTTAACATTGCAGCAGCTTTGAGCTCTGCATCATGACCTTTACGTCTACTGTTAACCAATCAATTTCTCCAGTTCCACATAACCACCGATATGTTTATCGTCTACTAGTATCTGTGGAAATGTTCTAGCACCAGGAAACTTATCCCTAACGTCAGACGCAGAAAAATCTTTTCCAATCATTTTGTATGATACCTCTGTTACTTCATCTACATGGTCAGCTAAGAACTTAGCCTTCTTGCAGTAAGAACAGTTTGGTATACTATAAATTTCTACTTTCATATTTCTCCAATATTGTATATTATAACAGGTTTTTCAACTCGTGTCAAGAACTAAATTATTCCCCGATGTTTTGAGTAGTTATCTTTGCTTTCTTTTCTGCCTTAGCAAGACTATCTTTGATATCTACTTTTCCATCTCTGTTTACGTCGTTGCCGACTAGTATATTCCACCATTTGGTTATGAATCTAAACATGATATATTATCCTCTTTTATTATTTCTATTTTTTCTAGTAGTGGATGTGTCCAACCATGAGATACTAGATATGTATTTAGTCTCTCTTCTTTTAATAGAACTTCTACTACTTTCTCTTTACCTTGCTCATCTAAGGCTTGATTTACCTCATCTAAAAACAAGACATTAATTTGACTTCTACTAATAGATGTCATAAGTTTTCGTATTGCAACTAATGTCGCAATATTCACTCTTGCTAGTTCTCCACTAGATAGAGCTAGTATGTCAATAATGTTTCCATTATCTGATACTTCTACATTTAGTTTGTCGTTAGTAACAACAAAATTGATACTAAATCTACCATCACTAAACTCTGCTAGATAATCATTTGTCATAACTTCTAGTTCTTTTACTAAAGATTCTATTTTGTATGCCAATAATCCATTGGTAGAAAATGCTTTCTTAAGCGTTTCAAGTGCCGCCAAGTGTTCTTCTTTACTTGATAGTTCAAATTGAAGTGCATTAAGCTGACTTTGAAACTCCGCAGTCTGTTCGAGTATAATTCCAACTCTGGTGTTATGTCTTTCCCTCTTTTCATTTTCGCTAATTACTTCCTGAAGAACCGATTTAGCATTGGTAATTTCTTCACTAAGTTTACTAACTTGTTCTTGTAAGTCATCTTCTGAGAGGACTGTGGTCGTGAGGTTGTGGTCGATAGACCTGTAGAGGTCTTCCCAATTAGCCACTTCTCTTTCGGCTGTCCTATAAATCGCATTTTGTTCCTCTAGCCTTTGCAACTTTCGTGCGGCTTCCTGTGTGAATTTTTCACAATTGTCTTTTCGTTCAGTATGTTCTTTTATCATACCATTTACAAACATCTCATTAACTTCTCCTTCACATGTTGGACAAACCATATCGTCTAAGGTTAGTAACTTTTGATACTTGGTAAGCATTCTTTCTTCATGAACCATCTCAGACCTCCAAGTTGCTACAGAAGAAACAGCATCATTAGTATCTTTTTCTTCTTCGTATTTTGCAAGTTGTCTTTTGTACTCATGCAAATCTATATCAGAAAGCTGGTGTTTAAGTTGATTATTGAGATTTATTTTTTTATTCTTTTCAGTGATATTTTCAAGTTCTATTAATAAAGAACGTAAAGACTTCTCATTCTCTTCCGAGTAAAATGGTAAATCTTTTTTATCAAGTATGGAACTATCTTCGAGAATATTATCTTCTAACCATTTTACAATAGTTGAAAGTTTCGCGTTGATAACTGTAACATCACTAGAATTTGTCCTTACGGCTTCTTTAAATGTCTCAAAGAAAGAAACATAGTCGTCCAGTTTTAGTAGGTCAATTAAGAACTTTTTACGGTTTGTATCTGTGGCAGTTAAAAACTGCAATGACGCATTGGTGTTTTGATACACTAGCTGTGAAAAAGTCTTAAAGTCAATACCTAAGATGTCACCCAAAGTTTTGTAAGTATTAGACGCAGTATGTGAAGATATATCTTCCCCATTCTTTGTTAGCTTACACTTGAGTGCAGAACGCCGTATAACAGTAATGTTGTATAGGTCACTGTCCACACTAAAATCAAGACTAATATCGTACCCTTTGTTAACATATCTATTTGCTATATCCGCTTTCTTTACATTTTTACTATTCTTATTGAATAATATTTCTTCTAATATTAAAGGTATAGAAGATTTACCTACTCCATTAGTGCCGACTAACTGTGTTAGAGTCGCATCTGATAGATTTAATTCGTTATCTGCTCCATAAGAGAAGCAATTATCCCATTTCAGTTTTTGTAGAATAATCATTAAAAACTCCCATTAATTTTTTTACTTTTTCATCGTCAAGAGATAAAATCTCTCTCAGATATATACTTAATTCATCTTCCATTGACATCTCGTTAGTCAAGGTTAATGTTGCATCTGTCTGTCGTTTAACTACTTTTTTGTCGAGTAGATCGGAGTTCTTAACTTGTGCTAAGTCTTGTACATCTCCTTCTATTTCATAGATAGTATGGTCAAAATCTGTTTGTACCATCTCATTTGGATCGGTGACAGTTTTTCTTATTAACTGTGGTAAGTCAAATTCATGCCACGTCCAGCACCAGTCTTCATCAAAATGATGGGTATTAGTATCTATAATTATATACCCCGTTCGGACTTTGTTTCTATGGAAAGATGTGGTCATTGGTGAGCCAGGATATACAATATTTCGTTGAGTATTCTCGTGAGCATGTAAGTCTCCTGCATACACTTCTTTAAACTTATCAAATCTTTCTAAATCTACTTCAGGTTGTACATGTGGCGGTATCTCTCCACGCACATGAGTAAATAGATACTCTGCATCTATAGTTTCTATACTATTCTTTTTATGTAAGTCTGCGTAAGGCAGTATACACCAGTCATCTTCATAGTATGTTTCCGTAATCACACTTACTAGTGGATTAAGTTCATTTGTTACTCTCTTTAAGTTATCAAAGAAAGTATTATTTTTTCTAGTGGCTTCATGGTTGCCATCATAGATAATTGTTCTTACTTGTGTTCTTTTAACAAAGTCAAAATATAAAGTAAGTTCGTCCATAGAAGGGACTCGATCAAACAAGTCCCCGCCTATGATGTGAAGATCAACTTCATGATTATCTACTGCTTCCTGCACTTGTTCAAAGAACATCTGATATCTTGTACATGCCCAAGAGCGTGGTACATTCTTCTGTCCTAATTTAATATGCCAATCTGCTGTAAATAAAATCATCCTAATAGTTCATCCCCAGGTGTCCATTCACACCCTGTTAATCCACCTGCTTT